GACTCATGTGATTATCCCTTATAATTTTATACTGCCTAATACTCAAAGGTCTTTCAATATATTTCTGTATAAGTTCATCATCCCACCAGTTATGGAACTCACTTATAGACACCATCTCTAGTGCATCTTCATAGTCCTGCCCATACCTCATAGCGTAAAGGGATTGTACTCATTAACAGCCACCGATTGTGGTGCTCTTGTCATCACAGTACGATTCTCCAACCCAACAGATAAGTATCTAAACGCATCAGCAGCGTGACTTGTAAAGTCATGTCTAGGCTGATCTCGGAATAACTTTTTCTTTTCATCCCATTCCTGCCTATATTGTCGCAACATTTCTAACCCTTCAGCACATTTGTCTCTATCAAAGTAGCATTTAGGTATCATCATCCTAGCAGCGTTGATTCCGTCAGCTATTTTCATACGAGGTATCACCCTAAAGCGTATCCCCAAGCTAAAAGCTGTCTCTAATCTCGATTTCCCACTACCCAGTTCTCGAACTTCAATATCATGTGGAGCAAGATGATCTCCCCAGTGATAATCTTTCTTTCGCAATACTTCAGCGTAATGGTCCAAGCCAACGCCACTATTCTCATAATAGTCAATAACATTAACAGCACCCCCTCTATAGACCTGTGCAAACCAAATAGCCGTACTATCATTGATACCTAGATCCCAAGCCGTATGCACCGGCAACGCAGGATCGTATGGAACCCTGGTAATCTTGCCATTGTCATCAGCATCAGCTAATAGTTTCCCATAATACGCACCAATAATAGCAGCCGTAAATGAACACTCATACTCTTGCTCATACTGCTCAGGTGTCATTTGCAACTTAGCAGCTTCTAGCTCAACATCTTTCACCAGTTTCGTCTCACTAGCCTTGGCAATCTTCCAGTACCACTGGTCAGAGCCTTCTTCGCTCTGCTCTTTAGCCGATTGTAATATATCAAAAAAATGATTATGTCCTGCTGGTGTACCTAGAAATATGGCTGCACCCTCTCTATCGGATAGTGCCGGTCTAACAACCTCCCCCCATACCCTAGGATTCTGCATCCCATACTCATCAAAGACACATAAGTCTAAGTATATACCTCTCAAAGCATCAGGATTCTCACCAGACAATAACATAATCCTGCCATTGTTAGGAAAGTCTGCCCTTAGTTCCGTCTCGTTAAACGTCACGCCTGGTATCACTCCAGCATAATACTTCACATAATCCCAGCTTATCCTCTTAGCTTGCGTAAATGTAGGAGCAACTAACGCAACTCTTGGTCTTGGTAACTCACAAGTAAGCACATGTTTAATCATATGATTGACAGCAAATACAGTTTTACCAAAGCGTCTGTGCATCACCAGCACATTCCACCTCTTTAAGTCTTTGTGCATCTCAGCCTGTAATGCCCTAGGCTTGTATGGTATCTTAACTTGCATCCTCTGAACCAGTCTCCCAAACTATCTTCAATGAACCATCACTTATCTCAACGCCTGTTCTGTTCTTAGCTTCGCCAAATCTCTCTGGTAATATCTTCTGCACCTTCCAACGTACATGATGCCCATAGTCTCTCAATAGATTAGGATCGTAACTCTTACGACCATGCAACGCATCTCCGTACATATCCTCTAGTTCTTCTAGTGCTTTCTCAGCAGCCTGTCTCTGTGCAGTCTTAACATTGTTGTCTAGGTCAGCATCCTTGCTCATATGGCGATATAACGTAGCACGGCTAACCTTTGCATCTTGACAAGCCTTTACTAAGCTGTGTCCGTCTGTAATGGATGCTATGATGTGCTCTTGTTTTGCTTTGCTTATCATGTGTGTGTAGAACTATCTATTAACATATATAAAGTGACGCACGCCTGGCTGGGTGGCATGCCTTGCGAAGTAGCCCCCCGTACCTTATTATATTGCGTGTGATTGCATACTATTATTTTCTGCGTGTTCATGTTCTTCTTTGCCGTGTAAAGATGTTTCATTCAATGTTTATAAAAATATATATTCTTTGTATCTCTCCCTGATATGCTAACAAATAAACTATTATTATCAGCTTATCAATAATAATTTTTACCTGGCTGTTACTGCTATAAAAAATAATTTACATTTAGTACTTGACTAATAGAACATTGTTCTTATATATAATAAGACAAGACAACAACAAACTTAGCAAAGGTAATAAACATGAACAACGTACATATTTCAAAAATGACTGGCAAGCTTGACGGCTTTCAAGCTATATCAACTAATACAATGACAAATCCATTTTGCATCAAACAAAATGCATCTGGAAAAGCGGATAATATCTGCACCAAGTGCTACTCTCACACAATGCTAAAAAGCTATCGTAAGAATATGCAACCAAGCTTACAACGTAATAGTGATTTACTTAGTGATAAAGTATTAGACCATAATCAATTGCCAACAATACTAAATGCATTTTTCCGTTTTAATGCACATGGCGAGCTTATAAATGAAACTCACTTAATAAACCTTGTAAACATAGCTTTTCACAATCCGCATTGCAATTTTGCTTTGTGGACTAAGAGAAACGATATTATTGCAAAGTACTTTAAGTACAATGATAAACCAAAAAATTTAATACTTGTTTATAGTAATTCTAAGATATCAAACATTATGCAAAAATTGCCTAAGTACTTTGATAAAACATTTAACAACGTACTTGAAGACGAACACGTTGAGAAACAAAACTGCACTGGTCAACAATGCAAAAATTGCTTACTTTGTTATCAACATAACGGAATAACTACAATTGTTGAAAAGGTTAAGAAATACTAGAAAGGGCTAACAATGACTAAAAAACAAATAGCAGAATATATAATATTATTCGTACTTGGTTTAATAATAACTATAGGTTTTGTTAATCCAGTAAGCAAAGAATACACTTGGTGGAATTTAATCTATCAATCAAAAGATTTAATCCAGTAAACAAAAGGAATTGTAAAGGCTAGTTTATTACTAGTCTTTACATAACAGAGCTACACAGCTCTTAAAACGCCAATAATGGCATAACTAGCAAAGGAGAAACAATAATGACTAAGAAAAAAACAGAGTCTCAATTAAAAGAAATCAAAAGAAAAAAAGGCATTGATAATCTTACTGATGAACAGATCAAAGCAGTTAAAGAAACTGAGAAACATCTTAGTTCAGCCTTACAAATGCTCTTTGAGTGCCAAGACTTATACTTATCTGATATAAGAAACTTAGAACAGAGTATGTGGGATTTGAGACGTACCTTTGATTTAGATCAAAGAGATTGGTAATAAAAAAGGGCGTTGCAAAACATGAAATTGCAACGCCACAACCTAGCAAAGGTAAGGAGAAACTATCATGCAATTAACAAAAGAGCAATTTAAATCTATCAGAACAGAACTCCAATACACTCAAAAAGAGTTCGCAGAAATGTTAGGAATAACAATTAGAATGATAACGTACTGCGAGTCTGGACAGAGGCCAGTTGGAAAGACTGTATCTATTTTAGCTAAACGTATCTATCAAGACGAGAAATGACGCAAATCTATGTAAGTATATCTATGCAGTACAGTACTGCTTAGATATACTTGTATTGCACTTCTATAAGTACTAAGATATTTTTTTTATTTTTATTAAAGCATACATTCGTTAAGACTATAAAAACAAAACAATGTTTTGATCGTTGCCGTAGGATTTGCTAGAGCAGCTACGCTGATTATACGAGGGAGCAAAATCCTGTCAAGAAAATAATTTATCCTGGATATGTTTGCTTACATAACCATGCACAAAACGAGTAACGTCTCTCATTCTTTGTTCAGCCGGTTCAAGCTCATTATAGTAAGCCCAATAACCATCAAGAGTAACTTCAGCCATATGATCGTTGCTATTGCCAAGTACCTTAAGAGAAAGAACTAGCTCTTTAAATCTTTCTTTTGTCTTGCACTTCTTCGCATACTTTCTAATTAAATTAATATTATTTTTTGGCATCAGCACACTCATGGTAAACTAAAGCATAGCCAAGAATATCTTGGACAGAGTCAGTATGATTAGGAGTTTCCATTAACCTAGCTTGTTTAACAGCTATCATGCAAAGAGCTACTTGTTCCGGAGTAACGTCAGTATCTAACAGGACAGACCATAACTTAGCAAT